TTTCCGCAAACGGCTTAACTACAGCTTTTAAGAATTTTTCTAAATTTGTGCCTGGAGCTTTATTCCAAATTTGCCCCTTGGGTAAAAGTGACTTAGCTAGATCTAAATACTTTTCAATGCTCACGACCAAGTAACTCCATTGAATGTGTGAATCTGATTTCTAAGAGAAGTAATATTTACCGTCGGCTGCAAAAGCTCGTGATTAAACTCGCCAGCTGCATTTGAAATAGTTTCTCTAATTTTAGAAATATATAAAGTCGCTCCAGGCTTAGCATCGCGAGACATAAAATCTTTCAAGGCTTGCTCAACACTAAATCTAGTTACGGGATCATTCGGCTCTAAAGAGATTTCAAAACTAACAGGAATAATTGTAGGCTGAGCTAGAACAATTTTCACGCCGAGTGGTTCCCACTCCTCCTCATGCAGATGTTGATCAAGTCCATCAAACTGAGTATCAGCGAGTAAAGGATTTTGAACATCGTAGCCAAGTGGATAGATAGTAACCGATCCTGGAGTTGGTTTATTATTGTCCGTATAAACTGTTTTAACACCTGGAATTTGAGTCGCCCTGTGATTATAATAAGCTCGCTTCCCAAAAATTGGCGGGTTTTTAAAATTGTAATCCACTCTTTGCTGAAGCTGGCTATCATCTTCTTGATCTACGCCACCAGTAATAGCTTTAGTAACTGTAATTTCGCTATCAAGCCCCTCTATGGCTTCAAAAATAGAAATTTGGCTGCCAAGCTCTAAATTATACTTTGAGCCAGGAAAAACGCTCTCAACATCAACCAACGCCTCGCCTGAAGATATAATCACTTCTTCTTTAGTTATATATTGGTTGCCAGTAATTTGAGACCTCGTTATTGTGCCAGCTGGAATAGTTACACCATCTTCGCCCGTGAATTTAATTTCACCTATTGCTATAGTAGCTGGTCTTCTAGATGTTCTAACCAGAGTCGCCCAAGCCTCAAGGCGCTCCCCTGTAGACGTATTAGGAAAAGTCTGTCTATAAATAAACTCTAAAAAACCATGTGAGATATTCTGTAGCCCTGCAAGCACTTTAGAGGTCACAAAAATAAATCCCTTTTCAAGGATCTGCTTTAATCGCATCTCTTGAACAAAATTTGTTTTAACGCTTTCGTATAACTCCGATAAACTTGGTCTTTTTAAATTCATGATCTAACTCCAGTTGTAAAAAGCAATTCCAGGCTTATATTTTCAGTATCAAAAATATAAACTTCTTTAGCGAGCTCGCGCCATAAATCATCTCTAGCTGTCGCATTACCGCGAACTATTTCAACTTTTAGGGCAATAGATCTTTCAGATTCTTTAGCCGCTGATACATTCACGTTCTCTGCAATATTCCTAGTTAAAAGCCACTCAAGAGCTTTTCTATTGATTGTTTCGGCTCTTTGAATAGTTTGATCTGATACTTTTTCTCTGAACAGAAGCCAATTTTCTGAACCTAGTCTGCCATTAACCTCACCCCAAAAACCACCCTTATTTAAATCTAAATTGGAAGCATTTTCATTACGAGAATCAGAGAGCAAACTTACTAAAACAGCGCTTAAAAGCTCAGAGCCAAGCTCAATATCATCATCTGCGATATTAATATCAAATTCATATCCATTGACTAGAGCTAAATTTACATCCATAGAAACTTATTACACTGGCTGATCTGGCGGCGCGCCGTTTTCTGGGTGCGAGTGCGTATTATAAGTATCACGCAAGTTTTTGAGCGTTGAACTTTGGGAACTAGAATTATCTTTGATATTACCAGTCACATCGAGCTTACCATCAATTTCGACATTGCCACTTATCTTAAGCTTACTGCCAGCTGATATTACTATCTCACCATCTTTTTTTAGGCGTATGTAAGTATCACTAGCAGCTGCATAAATAGCAGTTTCGCCAGCTTCGAGCTCAATGCTTTTTCTCGCCTGCTCTAGATCTGAAGCTATCGCAAGTGACTCACTGTGATCACCATCGATTGACAAATAAACAACTTCACTACCGCGTGGTAAAAAAGATACGAAGCCAAACTGCTGGTATATTCTTATATCTTCTTTTAACTCACCCTCACTACCTTTCAGTTGCAAAAACCCAAGTTTAGTTCTAGATACCTTGCCGAGGTTAACCAAGTTATAAATTTTTCTAAATATTTCTGGTATCATATCTCTATTCCGCCGCTGGTTATTTCCGGGATTAATTTATAGACATCTGGTAGCACAAAACCTAGGTTCAGGCTATTGGATGCAAAATCGTAAGTAAAATCATTTACAAGCATCTCTGAGCGCACACCACGCTGAGGTATATCTAAGTAAACAGTGTCGTTCAGTTGAAAAACATCTTTAAAGCCATTAATAGTTATTGAAGCAGAAAAAGACTGGCTAGCTCTTAAAGCAGCTTGAAAGCGGGCTGTATTTTGAGCATCTTCAGCTGAAATATTCGTTTTATTTATTACTAGTACGCTGCCGTCATTTGGTACCGAATCGAGAGCCTCGCCGAAAACCTGCGTGTGAGTCTTAGAGTTTTTGCCTTTTACGATGTATTTAGAGTACCTCTCACTTAGATTAATATCTAAGTTGTAGCGATAGAAGTCTTGACCATACACTAGCTTTCGCTTGACTGAGTTGGTACCAAGATCTTCTATTAAAATCACTCCGTCTGGATTAGTTGTCATAAGCAATCCAAGCTTTTCAGCGTATGTTCTAAGAATAGTGAAAACAGACTGGTTATTCAAAGATATTTTCTTGTAAGTCTTATCTCGACTAGTATTAAAGATCACTTTATCCTTGACTAGCTTAGTAACTAAAGATTTAAAGCTTGTGTTCAGCAACTCTTGATTTTTAGTTACAGCTGATGACTTTACAATATTTCTAGTTAAATCTCTACCTCCAACTTGCAGGCTGTAGCTATCAGAATCTTCAGATGGCCTAATAACCTCAACCACACCAGTCATCATCAAAGTGTCTTTTACATAAACTTGAACTTTTTTACCATAAGATATCAAGTTTTCGTACTTGGGTGATTCAATCAAGAAATCAAACTGACCACAAAGCGAATATAGAGATCTAGTTAAAGTTAAATTTGTAAACTCTGTAACTTGCCTATTATCAATAGCCAGCTGCATATTCATACAATTACGTTCACCGAGTCTTTAATAAAGCCAGGATTATCTAAAAAATTCTGGTCTAAAAAATCTTGCTTTGCAGGGTCATCATAAAGCTGATACGCTAAATTAATGCTGTCTATGGGGTTTTCTAAATTTAGAGAAATTAAATTAGCTAAATCTTGAGCTGAAGCAAAATTTATGATATCTGATCTTAGATTAATAGCATCATACACTAACTCTGAGCTTAAATTTTCAACAAATCCATTCAAGTTTTCAACTAACCTATCTTTATTTTCATCCAGTTGCTGCCTAGTTTTAAAATCAGTCTTTGCAAAAGCCACTGCTTGATTTTCTAAAGCAATAGATTTTATGTAATCAGTTAAAACCCTTTGATTAACATTCGCTATGCGATTTACTTCAGTAACTTCACTGAAATTTTGAAATGGTAAATTTGAAGATATAGCAGAGAAAAAATCCATACTTTGAATAGGATTTAGTGCAATCCCCGTACTGTTGAGTAGGTCAGATAAAGTTTCAACAATAGAGACTGAGCGCTCATTTGAATTCTTAAGTCTGATTGAATTAGATCTAAGCTCAAAATCTTGCTCGCTAGATAAACCAAAATTAGCGCTAGATATCCTCGTTAGTATATTCGAGCCAAATGATCTAAGTATATTAGCCGCGCTAGCTCTAACGTAATCTGGCACCCTATCTGCAGTAAAGCGGCGAGTGAAGTTAGTTCTAGTATTTTGCGTAACTCTTCTAGCGCTAGATCCTAAATCAATAGATCTGGATTGGTTGTTAGTCTCTTGAAAAACTTCAATAAAGCTTACTGAAAAATTAACTTTATTTACTTCATTGCGCCCCTGCTTAATGCTCCTAACGTAAGGTAAACACCTGATAATTTCCCCATTTCTGGGATTGGTTAAGTCTCCTGGCGTACCGCTAAATATTCTTCTGATATCTCGAACCGTCTTTGGGATATTATCAGTTAGTACAAAAGCAGAGATTGATATTCTAGAAGCTTTTTTCCCAAAACTATTAATATCGTACTTACTTGAGTAAGGATAATTAATCTCACTAATTCTATCTTCAACGTTATCCTCATAGCTCTCTAGGATAAATTCAAAATTTTTAAAGCTTGATCTTCGAGTCGTGATCTTACATCCCTCCCAAAGCGTAGCCCAAATCTAGATTCATATTTGAATTATTTGATTTCGTTGTAACAGAAGCGTTGCTTGGCATATTAGAGAAACTAACATCGATGCTTGATTTAGAGTTCTGAGATAAACCCTTCAGGATTGACGATAGATCTGAATCTAGACTAGTAGTTTGATTAATCGAATTGCTCAAAGTCATACTAGCTTGTTTATCTGAATCAAACATATTGCCTATAGTGTTATCATAAGTAGCTTTTATGCGCCTAAAAAGCTCAATTATAGGCTCAAGTTTACTTCTAAAAAAACTGGCTATGTTGTCCCAGTTTCGATAAACCAAGATCGCACCAGCTGCCACGGCTGCTATTCCTGCACTCCATAGACCTATTGGAGTTATAGCGAAGGTCGCTGACAAATTCGTCAATGATGTTATTAGTGCTGATACAGCTGGAATTATAGTTGCACCGATCGTTGCGCCTACAGTCGCCAAAGCAGCATTGGTTGAACTGCCAAAAGTTGCGTCAAGTATTCCATCTAGCTTAGTAAATGTCTGAATCACTGGCTGCGCTGCGCCAGATATGCTGCCCATGACACTAACACCTGTGTTGATGAAACTAATCAATTGATCAGCAGTTGGTAATAAGTTAATCATCTTATTTGAAATATTTTGTATAGCTCCACTCTTATCTAGCTCGACCACTCTTGAAGTAAATATCTCAACATAGCTTCCGAGTTGTGGTAAAAAGTTAGCGCCAATTCGATTTTTGATGCCGCCAAAAGCAACTGAAAGGTCTTCCAGGCTATCTAAGTAAGCTTCAGAATTCCTAGCTTGCTTATCTGATATGCCACCACCAAGCTCTTGAAATTTTGACCTGAGCTCATCCAAGCCTACTATACCCCCAGATAATAGATTGGTCATCTTGATACCCGATCTGCCGAATGCAGCATTACCTAGCGCGGCTCTTGTTGCAGAATCACTTATGTTAGAGTAAGCAGTAAATATAGTATTTAAAGCATCTTCAGTTGAGCTAGCGGCTTTAAGTTGACCAGATAGAGCTGGGCTAAATTTTTTAAGAAATGTATTTAAAGCACCAGTATCGTTTTTTAGATCACCGAGGTTTTTATTAAATTTCTCAAGTGATTTTGAACCTTCTTCAGCTGAAAAGCCTGATCTACCAAAAGCAAATTGCATCTCTTGGAGTGACTTAACGCTTAGTCCTGTTCTATCAGCGAGCTTAGCTATATTATCGCCATAATCAGCAGCACTTTTAGAAAGTAAAAATAAAGAGCCTGCACTAGCTGCAGCTCCAATTGCAAGTTTTTTACCGATGTCAGATGTTACTTTGCCAAGTTTTTTGACAGACTTGGTAACATCGTTAAATCTATTTTTAATAGCATTTAAACCAGTATTTTCAGCTACTTTGTTAATTTTATTGTTTATGTGAGTAATTACGGCTGAAACATTATCATGCGCACTCAACTCAAGATTAAATTCAAACTTCTTAGTCATTCATTATCGTACCTTTTTCTTTCTTGGACTACTTTTAAATAAAAATCTATGTCATCTTGATTAAATTTATCAACCTCAGAAGGCGCTAAATATAGTGGCTTACCGCAAAAAATTGCATACAATTTTATGAGCTCTGATCTTCTGGTGAGAACAAAAAATCAGCAGCCACCGAAGCGATCATCATCATGTCGCCGTAAGTTATTTGATTTGTAACTGCAAGCGATAAACCTGACATCTCTGCTATGACTATACTCCAATGTTGTATAGTCCAACTCTTAAGATCAAAAGGCAAATTACTGATAGCCTTGACAGCTGGCTTATTTACCAGATCTATTTTTTCAATAGTCTCATTTTTTAAAACTATCGGTGACATTAATTTATGTGAATGTAACATTATCTAATCTCCTCCGCATTACCTTCGAACCTGACATTTACTTCACCCTGCTCTGTCGAGCCTTCGCCAGTTCCAATAAAAAAAGCGTCGCGAAGTGTGATGATTTTACCGTTATCTAAGCCCAGAGTAACTGTTCCAGTGTATTCATGCAGCTCTTTGATCGACAAATCCACCGTATCAGTTATTACACCCTCTATGTAGCCTATTGATTTATTTCGTGTAAATCCCGCCACTCCATCGTGATCGACTACAGCTTGCCTTTCATCAAGTCCAAGACCATAACTAAAGCTACCCTTTGCTCTAAGCTTTACGCTAGTAGCTAATTCTATAATTCCGCCAACACTCATAAATATAATCCTTTTATTATTTAGTTAAATTCAATACTAATAGCTATTCTGTCCAGCTGTTTAATCAGACTAATAGGCAAGAATAAATTTAATCTCTGGCTATCAGATTGATCTATTTCAACAACTAAACCAGATACAAAATTTTCATAATCTTGCACAAGTCCATCGGCTTCAAGCGATCTAAAAATTGAAACAACTTCAGCTTTGATTCGACTAGGTGTAACTACCCTGCTATTAGGTTTATATGGGCTTCCATCTTGAGCCAGTTTGTACCTTTCATATTTTTGCTTAAGCCTAGTTACAAATCTAAACCTAACCTTATCCAAAGTTAAGGGTATGTTTGCATAAAGCCATCTAGTATCGATATCACCAGTAGAATCTTTTTTATAAGTCGTAATAGCCTTTTCTATCTCAACTCTACTTGAGTTATACCTAAGGGTTGAAACGCCACTATAAAGCAGAGTATTTCTTTCTGAAAATTCATACTGGTTGACGGGCTTAGGGGCTAGAATTTTATTCAAAATTAGACCAGTAAATGGTATTCCAGGGTCAGTAACAGCGGAGTGAGCAATTTGAGAAACTAAGCTACCGATTAACTTAGGCTTCGCTGAAGGTATAGAATTACTTGCAAATAAACCTAGAAAAGCACTATTTACTGCGTTTCCAGCAGTCTGAACTTGAGCAAGTGAGCCAGAAACTATAGACACAGCATAGCTTTGAATAGCTTTTAAAGCCTTCTGTCTTTCATCTAGTTCGGGGATTAATTTATTCAGATTTCGAGTGTCGGACATACTAAATCCAATCAAGTTATATTGCTTTGCAGGAATATTAACTAAGTAACTGTCTAAATCAACAGCACCTGCGCCACCAGTCATCTGAGTTAGAGTTATAGATAATCCAGTTACTGTCTGTTCAGTCGAATAATAATTCAAACTTAGTGCAATTTCATTACCTAGCGTACCTTTATGCTTAGCAGTTAAATTTAATTGCTCATTATCTGTACCATCAACAGCCGAAGATAGCTGCAAGTCTAAATTTGAGTTGATTAGGTTATTTATATCATTCGCGATTGATGCAGCTGTTGCATCTTTAGAAACACCAAGCTTGATTAACCTGTCATCAATATATAAATTAACCTCGCCAGATGCTGAAGCAGTACCCGAAAAATTAATATTGCCTGTAGCAGCAACTCCCGAGCTTAGATCATTAATATTTAAACCATAAGCTGGGATAAAACTATTTTGATTGAACCAACCTTCAAACATTAAAGCAAGATCTGACCCTCTACCATAGAGCTCGATTGCCTTCTCGCGAGATTGAACTAGCTCAACGCTCCCATCGGCAGCTGAGCCGCTTGAAAGATTTTGACCAATAAATAAAACCTCAAAAGGCTGCTCTTGAGTAGTGCTTGCAGCTCTATACTCGGCAGCGACATAAGGTACACGTATATTATCTGATATCTCTGTAAACATTCTTAATCATTCTCCTGATTATCGCTAACTATGACGATGTCACCATCCTTAAGTCTTCTTCGCCAGTAATTTGACCAACGCACTAACTCACCATCCTTATCTAAAGGTCTTGGCAAGTTACCGTTTTCATCGGGTATTAGGACTAATAAATTTTCAGCTGAAGGCTTAATGAACTTCGTTTGCATATTAACTATGCTACTTATAAAAAATACAATCTAAACTTTGACTGTTTGTGATTTTTCAATAGTCGATTTATCGTTGTTTATATCGAAATCAAAGTGTATAGTTCTAATCTCTGAGCCTAATTCAAGCGTGTAATCATCTGTATAAGTTAGACTTAAAGTTAATTCTGACAAAGCTAACATTTTGCTAGATTCAGAATCATACTGAGTCTTGATTGCAATATTATCTAGCTTAAACAAAGAGTCTTTATCCTTTTTGAAAAGACTGTTTCGGTTTTGTAAAACTAGATATCTAGCAAAATAGCTTAACTCTGTAAGCTTTTCAAAAATCTTTGAACCATCATCATTTGTAGTGGATTCAAAGAAAACAATTTTCAAATCAATACTTGAAACAATTTCTGCATCATCAATTGAATTAGATCTATCGTTATCAACATACAAATAAGCTCCTTTAGATTCAGAAGAGCTTATTTTTTTATTTACATAGACCTTAGTTTTAAGTTCTTTGACTAGAAGATCTCTTAGTTTATTAATTAACTCAACGACTATGTGCATCTTGCAGCCTCAGCTTAAGTGTTTTTCTCTCTTCTATATGAGTAATTAAATATGTTTTATTTTTATAAGTTAATTTATCTTGCTCACATATATCTTTTTTGTATTCAATTTCAGTTTCAAAGGTTAACTGCCTGGACGGTACTATTGACATACCATCTTCGTAAAGGTATTCTTTATCTTCAAAAAGTCCCACTATATCTATGTTTTGCTGTTTTTTTACAGAAAACACTATAGCTGGCTCGGAGAACAAGCCAGCTATAGTATCAAACGCAGTATTTATCAAATCATCAAACATTAATCTAAAGTCAGATTTACCGAATTGGCTCTAAAGATAAAGCCCTGATTGGTTTCAAGTGCATATGCCTCATCTAAAGCACCTGAAGCAATCATATTACCACCAGTAGCGCCATCAAAAAAAGCAAAGTGAGTTACATTAGTGTTATTAGCTACTACGCCAAAGTCAATATCTGAATCATTGCTAGCCTGACCGTTGGACACGGAAATATTAGTCGAAATATCAATCCTGCCAGTGGGTCTAACAGATAGAGTAACTTCAGTGCCCTGGTCGCCAGCATCTGTTGGGTCGCCATCAAAAAGTGCAACGAAAGCACCAGTTATAACTGGCGGCTGCCCCTTTCCTAGCAAATATTTCAGGACCTCATTTTCAGCGTAGTTAGACAATGACATTAGAGAGTAGGCACCAATTTAACTTTTACGGTAGTGGAGCTAGAGCCCGCCTCTTCGGTGCTATGACCAACTGGCTTGTTGCCACTAGCAGTAG